AGGAGCTTGCCACTAAAATCACAGATACTAATATAGCCAAGTCTAAGAAGGCTGGAGATAGGATAGCCTATCTTAAAGAAAAGATGTACTATCCCAAGACAGTGGATGACATCTTCCTTAATGAAAATACCAACATATTTGACATAGAAGGAGCTAAAAGACAGAAGGCTAAAATAATGGCATTGGGAAGAACAGGTACTCCTGTCATCCTATTCCCTAGTGAAACAGGAGTGGGGCATGAGTTTACAGACAAAGTTCCCATTTCCAACTTCCCTTTAAAGCCTTCAGATGATAAGGATGCCCCTGTTGTAATTCTTGAATTTCCCACCCCTGGCCAAATATATGGCCTTAACACTGCTGGAGTAGACTCATATAGACAAGGAAAAGCCAAGTATAGTAACTCCTTAGGTACGGTGTACATCTTTAAAAGGATGCATGATATTACAGGGGAGAACTATCAGGATATGTTTGTGGCCTATTATTGTGCCAGACCTGATGATAAGAAGAAATGGGAGGAGCAAGCTAAGCTCCTAATACAGTTTTATAATGCTAGAGCCCTGTGTGAGAATGATGAATTGTCCTTCATTGACTATATGAAAGGGCAAAATTGCTCACAATACCTAGAAGAGAGTCCAAAATGGATAAGGGAAATCGTACCTAACAGCTCCACCTCCTCTAGGGAGTTTGGGGTTTCTCGTTCTGCTGACAAAGTGATAGATTTCCTACATGGATGCTTAAAGAGGTATTCTGAGGAAATAGTCTTTGAGGAGAAAGATAAAGAAGGTAATATCATAAGACAAGTTACGGGGATGAGTAAAATCCTTGATCCCATGTTATTAGAGGAAATGATCCAATATAATGAGGATGATAACTTTGATAGGATAGTTGCAGCAGAGCTTGCCCTTGCACAGGCTTATAAAATGGCCCCTATATATGGGAAAGCAGGAGGAGAAGGGAATGCAAGAGCTAAGTCCCTCCTCAAAGTGAATGAAAAACCAGCTCTATTTGGAGAGTCCAGAGGAATGTTTAACAAAAGAAAAGGTAAATTATTTACATAAATGGCTATTATTCGACATATAAAGGATGCTACAGAACAGTATACCTATTTAAACATATATCCAGATCAGTTTAAAACTGAGAAGCAGAAGCAAAGTGACACCTGGGTGAAGGAGACAATGGACTATATCTCCAATAAGGGATATTCCGAATATGTTAAGAATAGGGAAACCTTTGTTAAGAACTATGACCTCATTAAAGGTATCCTTAGAAGGGCAGACTTTTACGATGAACCGGAAGTAAAGAGCTTCACAGATAGGCTTCTGAAGGACATAGACCTTCCTCAATATGTAAAGCACTACTCTATTATGACCACTCCTCTCAACGAACTTGTAGGGGAACTCACTAAAAGACCTGATGAATATAGAATAAAAGCCTTTGATGATGATTCCAAGTCTGAGGAGCTAGAATTTAAGACTCAGCTTCTACAGGAATATGTCCTCACAGCTGCTAAAGTGAAAATACAGGAAAAACTGGCTCTAAGTGGGGAAGAAGCTACAGAAGAAGAAATACAGGAAAGGACATTCCAAGAGGTGAAGGATGAGATTGATTCCTACACCTCTGTAGCAGAGAAGTGGGCAAATCACATTCTTACATGCCAAAAGGCTGATTTTAATCTAAAAGAGAAGAGTGAGGATGCATTCAGAGACTTAGGTATAAGTGCCAGGGAATACTATCACATCTATGAGGATAACTCCAAACTGGGATATAATATAGAGGTGTTAAACCCTAAGAATGTATGGTATCTCACCACTCCAGATAGGAAGTTTATATCAGATCCTTCAGGGAGAGCACAGGGAGCATATGCTGCTGGTACTGTCACTGTAATGGAAATATCTGAAATCATTGAATCTATCCCTGAAATAACAAAAGAGGAGATAGACCACCTTAGGAAAGGGGTTGAGGATTATGGACTTGTCAATGTTAGGGAGTCTAATCTAGGAAGAAATGTCACCCCAGGTATAGACAGTATAAAGTATGACACCTACGATCCCCTTGTTATGCAAGAGAGGATGATTATAGAAGGGGAGATGAAGGAGAATAATGATGGTCTAAGAGACTTCTTAGGGCTTTCTTCCAATGTTTCTGCCTTTGGATATAAATATGTGGTTGTAAGGGGTTATTGGATAAGTAAAAAGAAGATAGCCAAGGTGACATATACAGATGAGTTGGATAACCCCCAAACCATCCTTGTAGATGAGAATTATAAATCAGGTACTATTCCCACAGAGATTAATATAGAGTGGGGTTGGATAAACCAATGGTACAAAGGTATAAAGATTGGACCAGATATATACCATGTAGCACCCTTCAAATTGCTTGATTATTGCCCTATTATAGGTGTCATCTCTGAAATAAAGAATACAGAGGCCAGAAGCCTTGTAGATATGATGAAACCTTTCCAGGTGTTATACAATGTCTGTCTCAACCAGATGTTTGACCTCCTAAGAAAGGAAATTGGTAATGTAGCCTCTATTAATATAAGAAGGATCCCCCGTGTTAAAGATGGTGATGCTCAAGATGATATTGAGATATGGGAAATGGAGGCTAGGGAGAAGGGTATTATGTTTGATGATGATAGTCCTGAGAATACCAAATCCCCTGTTACAAACACCTCCGTAGCTAAAAACATTGATTTAACCCGTAGTAATGAGCTACAATCTAGATATAACCTTGCTGTCCAGCTTAAAAATGAATGTTGGGAGCTCGTTGGAATGTCAAAGGAAAGAATGGGTAGTGTCTCTGCTTCTCAGTCTGCTACAGGAACTAAAACCGCTGTAACACAGAGCTACTCCCAGACAGAGCCTATGTTTGTCATACATGAGTATGTTCTCCGTCACCTCTATCAGGCCATCATTGATGCCTCCTTATATATAGAGAGTCAGAAGGAAACATCTACTCTGTCCTATATTACCTCTCAAGGGGAGAGTGCTTTTGTTCAGGTTAATGGCTCAGACCTCAAATTCCGTGATTTGAAGGTATTTCCTACAAACAATCCTGAAGATAGGGATGCATTTAAGGAAATTAGGGCTCTTTCTCAAGCTGCTCTTCAGAATGGAGCCACTGTACATGATATTATAGAGCTGTATTCTACCAACTCCATGAGGCAAATGAAGAATGTCTTCAAGAAACTCAAGGAAAGACAAGAACAATTCCAGAATGCCACCCTACAGCAAGAGCAACAAGGCTTACAACAAGAAGCTCAAATTGCACAGGCAGAGCTTGAGCAAGCTAGAATTATGGAAGCTGAAAGGATTGCTAATGAAAACATGAATAAGGAACTGGATAGGATAAACAAGAAGGAAGTAGCTATCATATCAGCCCTTGGCTTTGGAAAAGTTGAAGGAGAGGATACCGATGCTAATGCTATTCCTGATGTATATGAAGCTAGTAAATTTGCCCTGGATAGGGAAATAGCCTCAAAAGAATATCAATCCAAGCTTTTAGATATTAGAAGCAAGAATAAACAAAGTGAGGATAAGCTGGTGCTGGAAAGAGAGAGGCTTCAGGTGGAAAGAGAAAACATGGAAAATGACCTCCAAATAGCCAAAATCAATGCTAAGGCTAAAGCCAAGGTTAAACCTAAGAAGCCAGCAGCAAAGAAAAAATAACCTATGTTTGATAAACTAATTGAATTTCTAATATCAATAATTGAGCTGCTTAGATTCTTCTGGGTTGTACGCCAGTGGGAAAGGGCTATTAACCTACGCTTTGGACATTGGACTGGAAAGGTGATGCAGCCTGGATTCCACTTCATTCTCCCTTTTGCTATGGATGAGGTGCATACAATAGACATAATTCCTTCTGTTGCAGAGCTTGATCCTCAAACCATAGTGACAAAAGATAAGGTAGTGGTAGTAGCACAAGCCCTTATTAAGTATCAGGTGGATAAGCCTGAGATATGCCTAATAGAGGTGGCTAATGAAATAGACGCTGTAAAGGAATTCACTCAAGGTGCCATCCATACAGTGGTTTCAGAGACAGACTATGCAACAGCTAATGTAAAAGACATAGAAAAGAAGGTCAAAGAGCAAGCACAGAAAGAGGTGGATAAATGGGGTATCAAGATTAAAAGTGTCGTTTTAAAGAGCTTTGGAAAGATGAGCTCTCTGAGGTTGTTGAATAGTAAATAAGAATAGTTAGAGCAAAAACACCTTAATGCTATATTATACTTAAAAACACCCCCTTTCCCACTAATTTACTTCATTATTAAATAAATTCATTATACATTTGTACTCAACCAACAGAACTACATTATTATTATGGCCGAAAATTTAGAAAATCCACCATTTAACTTTGGTATCCAGGATACAATGGAAATGGGAACAGGTAGGGATCTTATAGAAACCTTCCTTAGTCCTGAGACTGTTAGTACATCTCCTGAAACTATCACTGAGATAACTCCCAAAAAGGAAGCTAAGAAAACCACTACAGCTGAAACCACTGAAAAGGTGAAAGCAAAAGAAGAAGCAGAAAAGAAAGAAAAAGCTGCTATCGACAAATTCTTTTCAGGAAAAGACGAAGAGGAGGAAGAAGAAGAGGAAGAAGATAAAAATCCCAAAGGAAAGGTAGTTATCGAAGAAAAGGAGAAGGAAAAGGAGAAAGAGGAAGAAGAGGGTGGAGAAACTAAGGACAAAGAAAATATCTTCAGTGCCCTAGCCAAGGACCTCTTTGAAAGAGGTGTATTTGCTAAGGATGAAAATGATGAGGATGATGTAGTAATTGATACCGCAGAAGACTTCTTAGAAAGGTTTCAATATGAGAAGAATAGAGATGCTATTGGAATTATAGACAAGTTTCTAGGTAAATTTGGAGAGGACTATCAAAATGCCTTCCAAGCTATCTATGTTAAGGGTGTAAATCCCAAAGACTATTTCGGTGCATTTAATAATATTAAAGACTTTGCTTCCCTTGATTTAACAAGTGAAACTAACCAATTGGCTGTAATAAGACAAACCCTTACAGACCAAGGACTTGAAGGAGAAGACATTACAAAGGAAATAGAAAGACTTAAGAACTACGGAGATTTGGACACTGTTGCCCAAAGATACCACAAGGTATTAGTGAAGAAAGAGGAAGCTAAGCTTGCTCAATTGGAACAGGAGGCAGAAACAAAGAATCAACAATTAGGGGCTGTTAAAAGCCAATATGTAAAGAACGTAAACACTGTCCTTCAGGACAAGCTAAAAAGTAAGGAGTTTGATGGTATTCCACTAAATCCTAAGCTTGCACAAGAAGTACAGGATTTTCTAATTACAGATAAGTATCGTACTCCCTCTGGAGAAACACTTACAGAGTTTGACCGCACTATCTTAGATTTGAAAAAGCCTGAAAATCACCCTAAAAAGGTGAAATTGGCACTTCTCCTTAAAATATTGGAGAAAGACCCCACCCTCTCTACTATTCAGAAGGCAGGTATTACAAAGAAGACAGATACACTATTTAGTGCTCTGGCTAGGCAGACGGAGAAAACTCCAACAAAAACAGAAAAAGTAACAAGCAAACCAACATCATGGTTTGGACAAACAGAATAATAAACACTTAAAAGTCGATTTAAAATGGCAATTCAAACAATCCCAGGTCTAACTGGTTTCACCTACGCAAGGGTGAGTTCTATGGACAAACGTGCTGTAGGTAAACTCACCGACTCTAACCACTTGGAGAGTTTCCACTCCACTGAGCCTGCTGATTATGATAAGAAAATCATATCTCTTTACACGCAGAGCTCTCTCTATAGTAACGATTTCTTGGATATGATTAACAAGAGTACGCCGTTCTATATTGACACTAACAGTGATGCTTGGAAATGGGATATTCAAGTGCCGTATAAATTCCCTAAAATCATAGACATCCCTGTCTCTACAGCTGATTTAGCTCAACCTGGTATTGATGGTCATGAGTTCCAGACAGTGTTGGATACAAATGAGTTCTCTAAGAATGCCATCGTATCTGTAGGTAGCCGTCAATATGGCCCTAGGTGGTATGCTGTGAAGGACCCTGTGCCGTGGAATGCAGGTTATCTGTATACATGGACACTGTTGTCTGACAATCCTACAGTGGACTTCGTTAGCCCTACGTTCTTGCAAATTGGCTTGGACATTGAGTTGATTGATGCTTCCATTGGTGAATTTGACCAAGACCTATTAGGCTTGCCTAGGCTGGGTGAGAAAATCACAATGTTTGAATCTCTGGGTTCAGGTTATGGTTTTGAGCACAAAATCACAGATTGGGCAGATGCTAAGATGCTGAGAGATAGCTCTGGCAAACCTCTTGACATTCTGGTGTATATTAACCAGCGTAGGAATCAACTTCCTGTTACAAGGAATGATATTAAGTGGGAGCCGTTCATTGAATTCTGGATGCGTAAGTCCATGATTGAGTTGAAGGTTAAGAAAATGATCTGGGGTAAACCTGGAACAACTAAGACTAATGGAAGTAAACAAGAATTGAAGCTCACATCTGCTGGTGTATACCACAGAATGCGTAACAACGGTAACCTTGTACAATATAATAGGGGTGAGTTTTCATCTAACTTGCTGCGTTCTGTATTTGGAGATCTATTCTATCGTAGAGTGGATGTTAAAGATCGTAGGGTTAAGATGTATACAAACGAAGCTGGCTTTGATGTATTCCAACAAGCCCTTAAGAATGATGCTCTGAATAGTGGTTTGACACTTGTTGCAGATAGCGGACCTCGCTATATTCAAGGAGAAGGTCAACACCTCACTTACAACTGGGCATTTAATGCTATGGTTACAAGGGAAACAGGTAGAATTGAACTTGTCCACTTGAAAGAACTTGATTTGCCTCAAACTAACTTGGATTTTGGACAGAACAAAAAGTCTACACCTGTATTCTTTGTATTTGATGTGTCTCCTTCTAGCAATGGTTCGTTGATTAACAACATTCGTGAGGTTAGAATGGCTGGTCGTCCTTCTATGACATGGGGATACATTGATGGTACAGCTCACCACTTAGGATTCGCAAGAAGCCAAGGTATGAGTTCTGCTAACAAATGGCCTGGATATGAACTCTGGATGAAAGATCGTTGTGACATCTTTATTGAAGATTTGTCTCGTACAGTTCTCATAGAAGAGATACCGCAGCTATAAAATGAAAGATTCACAAATAAAAACTTGTGAAACTTGTGGAAAAGAATTAAAAACTAAGACTGGTAAAAGGATACAAAGAAGGAAAAGGTTCTGTAGTCAGAAGTGTCACGATAAAGTAAAATACAACTATGCTTCTGAAATACAGAAGACATTTAAAAGTAAGTATGGTTTAAATAAATATACTTTAAGAGGTACACAGAAGAAACTAGAATTAATTGAGCTCTTTGGAGGGAAGTGTGAAAAATGTGGATATGATAAAAATATATCTGCATTTGACTTTCATCATAAAAATCCGTATGAGAAGAATTTTGAAGTAAAAGTTCAAAATATAAAATCTAAAACGGAGGATGAAATATTAAATGAAGCAATGAAATGTATTTTATTATGTGCAAACTGTCACAGAGAATTGCATAATCCTTTTATGGATATAAAACATGTAAAAAGAGTTTTAGAATTGGAAAAATCTAAAAATGGCGGAATTAAAAATTTACAATAAATAACTAATAATCCTTCCATGAAGACCCCTCCTACACTGCTGATTGTAGGAGGGTTTTCTAAAAAGGAAATTAATAAGCATTGATAGCTCAATTGGTGGAGCAGGATTTTTGTAAAATCAAGGGTGTGGGTTCAATTCCTACTCAATGCTCTGGAAAATATATCGCGCGGTGGAGAAGTGGAATCTCATTAGGCTCATAACCTAAAGAATATGCCAACGCTGCCTTGCAAACAATGCAAAGTGAACTTGCTAAAAAAGGTCACACAAGGGTTCCAGGAACAGGCGTATTTAAATATCCTTACAAAGAACTTGACGGTAGATATAGAACTGGTTTAGATCCAGAAGCTGCATATATCAAAAGAATTGCTGATAAAGCAGCAAGAGAAGCAGAGCAAGAAAGAGTTTCCAAACTTAGGACTAAACTTCAGGATATTCTATCTTTAGACCTCTCCTCCACATCTAAATTCTGGAATCATGCTCTGTCCACCTCCACAGCTGATATGACGCATGTTCAACCTGTTAAGTTGGTAGATGGAGACAATGTCTATGATTTACTATCTCCTTGGAAAGAACTTACTTTTGCATGGTTGAGGGTGCATCCTACGATTGCTTCCTCTTATCAAGCATGGAGAGCAGGAGAATTTCCAGCAGATACCCAATGGTATGTAGCTGATGAAGAAGTTGAGACAAATACAGCCTTCACTAAGAAGAAAGCAATTAACCAAGCAATTGGTAAATTTGACTCAATGACTCCAGATAAGCGTAGAAAGATTGCTAGGGTTATGGGACTCCCTGTTACAGAGGATACCAAAGAAGAAATGGTGTATAATCAGATAGATAGCCTTCTTAAAGAAACAGAATTTAAGAGTGGAAAATTCCAAGGACTGTCTCCTGTAGAAGTGTTTACACGCTTTGCTACAATATCAGAGAACATATTACATGTTAAGGACTTGGTTAAACAAGCCATCACCCATTCCATCTATAGGATTAAACCTACAGGGAAGGTGTATGAAGGGGAGTTTGAGATAGCATCTGATGAAGATGCACTTGTCACCATGCTTGTAGATGATGATAACCAGGAACATAGAATCATTTTAGAGCAAAAACTAAAAGGTAAGAAATTAGCTGCCGTATGATATTAGTAGATAGTTTATTGTATAAGATTGATCAAAAGCTAAATAAACTATCCTCGAATGATCATCAACAGATTCAACTAGAAGATAAGATATTAGCTTTAAATGAAGCCCAGATAAAGCTGATAAAACAGAAGGTAGATGGGACACCCACCCCTAGTGGTTTGGGGCTGGATGCTTTTAGAAAAAGATATGAGGATTTACAAAACCTTATAATAGACTATAGGGTTAACCCATTAGACCTAAAGGAAGCAGATAAGAATATCAACCAATGGACAGCTTCCATAGCAGACTTAGATCCAAAGTATCTCTTTTATATAGATGCTTATATTTTAGCTGATAAAGGGAGATGTAAGGATAGGAAGATTTGGATAAATAGGGACTTGACTAAGCATGGAGACTTACAATTCATCTTAAATAATGCATGGTTTAAGCCTTCTTTCGAATATCAAGAAACCTTCAATACATTATCATCTGACATAATGGCCATCTATACAGATGGCACATTCACTCCTAAGAAACTATATCTCTCCTATTTAAGGTATCCTGCATATATAGACAAAGAAGGATACATAAATCTATCAGGGGTAGAATCCACCAACCAAGACTGTGAACTGGAGGATTACCTGGAGGATGAATTAGTAGATTTAACAGTGCAAGACTTAGCAGAGTATACAGAAAATGTAGCTGCTGTACAAAGCGCACAACTAAGAATAAACACAAACGAATAAGTTTAAAAATTTAAATAAACAAAAATGGCTGATTTTTCATTAACAACCCTGTTTGTAGTTCCAGTAGGAAATGTTCTACCTAGCTCTGGCTCTACTCAAGACCTTGACCCTGGTCAATTTGGTCTTTTTCTAAATACGTATGCTGTTGCCACTGCTGGTAATATAGCTGCTGCTCCATATTTCTATGTAGCTCAAGGTAGAACAAATACATATTTGCAGGGTAGTAAAATCTCTGATAAAATCAAAGGTTGTCCTACTGCCAATTGCGGTTCTAATGTAACTGAATGGCGAAAGGTGATTGGTTGTCCTACTCCTACAGTGCAGATTATAGACATTGATGACTGGACAGTGAAATGCGGTGATATTGTCACTATTACACTGAGAGCCCACTCTTCTTACATTGACACCCTGTATTTTAATGGACTTACAAGGTCTGTGACAGTACAAGCTCCATGTTGTGATTGTGGTGGAGACCCTTGTGATAATGTTGATGTTGATGCATTAATTGATAGTATTATAGAAGCCTTTGAATTAGCTGCTCCTGGTGCAAATCCTGATAACGTTATTCTCACTGACTTCTTCATTTTCGAACATGTTGGTACAGGTGACACTGCTATTCTGCGAATTCATGGTAAGCCATTGACAGTATATGCACAACCTTGTGATGTAGCTGCTTTCCCTCATGAATATGATAGAATGTGGTTTAATGCCTTTGTATATTCTGGTCCTGCAACAACAGCTGATTTTATTGTAGCCGATGCTTGTAACCTTGTAGCCACTGCCACAACTATTCAAACATCTAATTTTGCCACAGGCACTGCTGCTGAGATTCAGCAACTTGAGAAAAACTATTACAGCTATCAAGCTGGGTATCTCAAACATCTCTACCGTATGGCTGGGTATAATGGTAACTTTGAATCATGGGTAACTCCTGGTACAACATATAATACCTTCTATATCAGATTTAATGAATTTGATAAGAGCTCTTATGTATGGGGAGACTATATCCACGAAGACTCAAGAGTTATCATAGCTGTTCCTGTAGCTCTTACGGCTGCACTTGAAACTGTTCTTGAAGCTGCCCTTGGTGTTGTTGTTGAAGATAACGAATGTATCACAACAACTTCTACAACTACTACCTAATATCATACTGCATATTATTCCAAAAGGGGAGAGAAAGTTAAATTTACTTTCCTTCCCTTTTTCATTTAAACTAAACAGCAATGGCAGAACTGAACTTAGATATATTAGTAATTCCCACATACAATACAAAGACTCTAGGTATTGCTGATATTTCTACATATCCAGATAGTCCTCCTGTCCAAGCTCCTACAATAGAAATCACTGTTCCAGGTTTTGGAGTGGTGAGTATTCCTTTTGTTCCCAACGACTTTAATGTATTTAACTCTACTTCTCTGGAATTAACCAGTGGAACAGATGACCTACTTCCCATCCCTGATGGTGTCTACACCCTAACCTACTCTGTCACTCCAGCTTTTGAGAACTATGTAACAAAGACTATTATTAGGGTAGACCAGTTACAAGAAAAGTTTGATGAAGCTTTCATGAAACTGGATATGATGGAATGTGATATGGCCATTAAGAAACAGTCAAAAGTAGAGCTAAACACAATATACTTCCTTATACAGGGGGCTATAGCTGCTGCCAACAACTGTGCAATAGATGTAGCCAATAAACTGTATGCACAAGCTAGTAGGCAACTTACCAGTTTTGTGAAAAGAAACTGTGGATGTTCCACAAATAATTATATAACCAATTTTACCTAATATGAGCTGTCAACCATTAAAATGCAGAAATTGTCCAGCCACTCCAAAGGCTTGTCAAATGGTAAATGGACTATGTCCAGCCTGCCATGCTGCTGCTACAAAAGCTAAATAATGCTAACATATAGACTTACAAACTGTGTGGCCTGTACAACAATACCTGCCCTTTTGGCAGACATTGATTGTAAACTTACGTCTTTAGCTAAAGACTTGTATGCTGATATTGTATTTGCTTTAAACTCTCCCATCCCTCATGTAGTGATGTCAGACCTTTTAAACTATAAAAGAATATTGCAATTTAAAGCTTGTAATGCCGACTATGCAAGCTGCTACTCTGTAGAAGAAATAGCTGGCCAAGTAAAACTCTTAATTTATAAATAACCACAATGGCTCAATGTTCAAATTGTTATGGGGGATGTTCTGAAATAGTCTCTGACCAATGTGTAAAATACACAGGGGTAGATGTCCCTGTATTGGGTATTCTAAAAGGAGACTCTCTTTCCTATGTAGAACAAGCTCTTATCACCTTCCTTACAGCTACATTGAATGGTTCAGGAATTACAATAGAAATGGATGAAGATTTCTATTGTGAGCTTGTCTCCCAGTATTTACAAGAGTGTGAAACTGTAACAGCTTTAGACTTGTTTAAAGCTCTGGTACAAGCTGCTTGTAATTTACAAGAGCAAATAGATGAAATAAATGCCACTCTAGCCACTTTAAACGCAGATTATGATGTAGAGTGCTTAGACGGGGTGACAGATAGTTCTGATACACATGATGTAGTACAAGCTATCATAACAAAGCTTTGTGAAATAGATACAGAACTTACAGCTCTGGCACTAGATGTAGATACAAACTATGTCAAAATAGCTGATTTGAATGGCTACATTGCTGCTTACATAGCTTCAACTGCCACAGGAAATAGGTATAGCTCTAGAATGGTGCCTTTTGCTATTCAG